TACAAGTATTGTTTTATGTTTTCTTGCCGTTGTGACAAGCGTGCAATCCCACACTTCGTCTTGCTCTTTCGCATTTTTAAAGACTTCTTCCGTATGCTCTAAGCTAAAGTACCTTGAATCTTTAAGTTTCTTACCGGCTGTCGAAAATATATTTCTATTTTGCCTTTTTCTTGACTCTGTAGCCCTTACTCCCAAGGCCACAACCCTGTTTCTTTCTGTACCCTCTTTGAATACTCCGCAGCAGTATCGTACAAGCCTTGTAGGCGGCATACCTTTTTGCACTATCAAACTAAACATATTTATCGGCTTGCCCTTGTATATCGGCATATTCTTGTATGCCTTTATGCCTTTTTCTTTCAGCTCTGCAAAAACCTTGTTTACGTGTCGATTTGTCTGCGGTGCATCCACGGTCGTAATGCTGTGAGATACTTCAAAGCTTATGCCCGATTTTATCGCTAGATCAAGCAAGACATCGCTATCTTTTCCACCGCTGTATGTGACGACTACAGGCTTATCGTAAAAGTCTCTCGCTATCTTTTCGGCCGTCTTGAGTGCCTTGATAGCTTTGCTTATTTTCTCTTCGTTCACTTTTCTCCCTTTGCCATTCGTTTTATATGCCCTAATTTTCAATTCTAGGATACCTAGAATACATTTTTATTGTCTTAGTGATACCTTTATCCACTCCGCTATAAAAACGCCATATAACGCATTTTGTAACGCCATTTAATTTTATGATATTAAATTTTATTATTAAACTAGTCAAAATCGACCGGTTTAACACTTAAAGCTCTTTGAGTTGCACCTCTACTCTTGCCGTCTCTGCGTAAGCTTTGTAGACTAAAAGCAAACTCACTTGTGCATCGTCTGTGTAGGCCACTCCGTTGAGTGCATCTAATATGCTTTTGGCCAAATTGTCAGCGTCTATCTTTTTTGTGTAGCCGACTTCGCCACTGAGCATCTTTTGCCTTTGCTTTTTACTTGTCGCCTTCGGTGGCTCAAAATATCCGCATATAGTCGCACCGATAGTGCCTTCAAGCTTTTCTCCGCCTGCTGCTATGTATGACACTCTTACAAGTCTTTCATACTCTGTAGTCTGTCTTGGAGTGTATGTCCTTACTGCTGTGCCTTGTCTTGAAAAACGCGGTCTTTGCTTGCCTACAGGCTTGCCCGGCACCGTGAAGGCTATATATCTTTTATTTTCAGCCATCCGCTACTCCTTTCATCTGCTTCATAAATGCTTCTTGCATGTCCGCATCTATGTCGTCATTTCTTTGCTCAAAGTTATTGAATTTTGTACCTGTAGGCTTCTTTGCAGCAGGTGCAAGTGTATCAGCAGGTTTGTACTTGTCCTGCTCACTTGATAGCCATGTATTTACAAATCGTTTCATACCCGTCTTTGTTTTTCGTCTTTTCGGATTAGCGTCCAGCCATCCGATCATCTTTCGCATTTCCTGCTCGACATTTACAGACGGATACAGGTTTTTATAGCTATTTATGTCACTGCTGTAAAAAGGGTAGACCTCTCCCGTGTTTGTCGGTAGCTCAAAGAGTGCCTGCTCTTTTTTGCCGTCTTTCGGCTCGGAGCTTTTTAGCTCCGTGCAAACATCTGCGATAGCAGATGTATATTCGGATTCGGATTCGGATTCAGGCGGCAGTTCGCCGCAAGTCGCCGCAAGTCGCCGCGAATTAACGTTTGTTACGTCTTCTTGAGGTTCATCTATCAGCTTAAGAAGATCATCAAAGTTCAATCTTTTCTTCAAGGCGTTACACTTAGGGCATATAAGTTTTAGGTTCTCTCCACTCACTTTCCCACCATTTTCAAGCGGAATATTATAGTCAAAATAAAAAGCACCTGCACACATCTTTGCAAATCTATGTGCGTTTGTCTCGGTAGTTATATACTTGCCACATCTTGAACACTTAAAGTTATCTCTTTCCAATATTTCAATTTTTAAATTCATAGGTACAGCCCTATTTGAGTAATACTCATTCACTGAGTAGTCCTGCGGCTCCGGATACTTCTCTTTTGTATCTCTCATTCTTTGGTGGTCGCTCCACTTTGGAAAAACTCCATATAAATGCTTTTTTTCAGTATCTGTATAAAAGGCAATTTTCTGTGCTGCGGATAGGTCTTGCAGTGCGTCTTCAATATCCGAAATGCTAACAATCTGTATCTCTCTTGGATATAGTCTTGCTAACATGATTTGAGAGTCCACACTGAATCTTCCGTAGTCATCAGCATAAGTAATAAGTCGCTTGTATAAGTCTTCTGCAAATATGCTAACTTCTGCCAAGGCTTTACTCTCATTGATGCTTTCTTTTAATATTCTGTTTGGCATTTACCTACTCTCCTTATATCAAAGCAAAAGGGCATCATACTTATATAGTTGTGACACATAACCAAAAGAACTTGATACCTAATCTATAAGCGTTTATATTTCTTTTGCTATATGATGCCCTGATGCTGTTGATTTCCTAATTTAGATTACTCAAAAAGCGCATCTCCTATGTTGCTATAGTTGCCTTCTTCTTTCACTTCCTCTGGATTGTATATTTTTAGTTCCATAGTCCTCCTTTTTTTGCGACATAATAATGTCACTATTTTCGCTATATTGTCGCTTCTGCCAATATAGGCCATCTTGTTGACATCACCAAAATGGTCGTCTTTCCCAATGTCGGGAAAATGGTATCTTTATATATCCGGAAGTATCAAGTTAGGCATCCTTCTAGCCTCTACACACTTCCAAAACTTTCCTTCTTCCATCTTTAAGCCTTCAGTATCATGCTTGCGACCTGCTCCGCTGTGAAGCCCAGTGTGGCCGCTATCGCCCTTAACTCAAACACTGTCATGTCCGCTGGGTGGTCTCTTTTATGTGCCACCGTCTTTTCACATTTGCCGATAAGGCTTGCAATATTTTTTGTCTTCAGGCCTTTAAGCTCAAGGCCTGCCAGATATGCAGCCCTAAAGCTTCTATCCATCATCTCCGTCCTTGACGGTGCTAATCTCGGCATTTACCTTTTCCTCCTCATGTTTTTTTATGACCTGTATGGCTTTTTTTAATTCGGTCATATCTCTGTCATTTCCTTCTTTCTTCTTTTCTTCAAGTAAATTACTGAAAAAGTCTATCATCCATTGATACTTATAAGTCATTTTATAAATACTTTAGTAAGCATCATTATAAAGACCGCATCTGCTGCTATGAGTACAGCAAGTGCAAGATAGACTCTGCTTTTAAGTGCATTTATTTCTGCTTTTTGTATCTTCAGATTCAGATCTTGCATAGATACCGCATTATAAATGCCTCTGTATCTGTCTTTTAAATACTCAAAGTCTTCTCTTTGCTTAAAGACCTTATTCTCTAAGCTATGCAGTGCCTTCTCTTTCTCTTCTTCCGCTGTGCCTCTTGTCAGTGTAGGAATCACAACCCCTTTTATCATCTTTTTTTCTGTACCCTCTCTTTGTACCTGCTCCATGTCTTTTCTCCTTACTTACACAAAAATTTATTTACAAAGTATATTTGTCCTTTTCCTGTGACCTTTGTGGTCTTGGTGACTACTGTGACACCCCCTGAATTTATATAACTACTCTCTTTTATCTCAAAGAGACCCTGTTCCATGCCCCTTTGAGTAGGCATATTTCTGCTACTACCAGACTTCATTAGATATCCTTCATCCCTAAGCCACGCAAACAGCCTTGTTTGTCCAATATTTACCCCGTTTTGCTTGATAAGCTTTGCAAGCTCACCAATTAGGATTGAAGTATGGCTTGCACTGACCGCATCGGCAAATAAGGCCTTTGGCTTCATGTTTGCGCACTCTATCTTCAAACTACTGATTTCCTTTTGCGCTATCTGTAAGGCTCTTGCCATAATCTTTTCAGGTGAGTTATAGTCCTTTTCAACCTGTATAAAATATTGCCTTGCCTGCTTACCCTTTTCGGTACGCTGTATCATGCACAACTCTTTGGCCATATCAATTTTTATAAGGTGGTCTGTAAGTTGCCTTTTTACCTCCCTGTTGCCTTCAATTTGAACCTGCTCAAAAATGAGCAGGTTGAAATCTTGCCCCTCAACAAATCCATATTCGCACATGCGTGGGAACCAATCCTTATATGCTGTGGCCACTCCCAACATCTTGTGAAGATCTCTTCCTCTTACAACAGGCTCCATGTTTTCATCCGTTTCTATTTTGATCAATTCAGTCATAAGCTCCTCCTCATTGTTCGATATACTCAAATGGTCTTTATTAGATTTTAGCCAAGGCCTTGCAGCCTATAATTTGATTTTTTTCATTTCTCACAGTTTCCGCTGTAAGCAGTAAGTCATCAGTTGTTCTACCTGCTGCTTTTGCCGCATTAGCAGTAATCGCAGAGACTACATAAAATGTATTTTCTGCCGGTTCTGGTAAGCCTATAGGCTCACCAAATTCCGTTTTTACAAGAGGTATATCTCCCAAATTTCCAAAACCAACATTTTTCTGTACCGCCCTTGCCTCTCCTTCGGAGGGCAAATCAACAATTTTGTTTCCTGCTTCGTCCACTATGTTTATTGTATGTGGAGTTAGATTGATTATTCTCATATTCTCACCTATCCTTGCTCTCTTTTTAATATCTCCTTGGCGACTCTCATGGCTACGCTTCTTTTGCTGTGTTTCTTCAAATCTTCTGCATATATACCCCTGCTTTTCCACAAATCGGCACTTTTTCCAGTCAGCCATGCGAAACCTTCAAATCCCGTGCCGCAGCTGTCGAAGTCGCAAGTAGTCCAACTTTCTACATCATAGAGTCCGGGGATTTCTGTTTTCCTGAAGTCCATATAGTAGCCATACTCTCCACCGTCATTGCACTTATCACCCGGCTCCTCGTAAGTGATTCTAAAGCCTTCGCCCGTGTAGACTTCTGAGTCGCTAGGCCTGTCACAAATAAGCTTATCTATACCTTTTTGACCGCATGTAGCGATTATCTCTTCTAGATCCGCCGCTAACTTATGCAAATACGGGGCGATGCGACACTTTCTTTTCTTGTAATCCCCATTTCCCTTTGCCCATATCCCAAAGTAGTCATCATATGACCCCTTGTAAGATACAATTACATCATCTTTAAGATGTACAATGCTGAAGGCTTCTCTTGCCAAACTCTTATCTACTACTATCATCCCCGGCTTTATGTGAAAGCCGTGATACTCACAGCTTTCCACACATACGCTTACAAATTCATTGACATATACAAAATTTTTATTACTTTCCATTATTCGCCTCCTTGCTATATCCTTTTGTCGAACTGTCGAAATATAATCCTTCGACATTAGCCCACTGAAAATCTGCTCCACTAAAGTTTGCAGTGTATGCACAGGCACCACATAACACGGAACGCTTTAAATCTGCTCCCATTAATTTTGCTTCACTTAAAACTGCTCCTGCCAGATTGGCACCTTTTAAGTTTGCACCTGCGAGGTTGGCACTTCTTAGGTTTGCACCTCGCAGATCTGCTGCTACCAAATTTGCTCCCCTCAAATCTGCGTTTGAGAGGTCGGCATCTGTGAGTATTATTTCTTTTAGA